GATTTACTTATAGATAATTCTTGGTCGACATCAAATATTTCTCCACCAACAGCCATTATAAACTGAAAGCGAGTTTCTTTAGTGTCTTCATCAAAATTGTAGCCATTTTCTGTCATGCATTTACGTAGAGATGGCATTGCTTTTACTATCATAAAATGATATAAATCTTCTCGGTCTTGCTTAGTTGGAGTTGGTGGCTCCCAAACATGTTGCGCTATATCACAAGGTAATGTTTCGCCAGAACCAGCAATTAAAAACATTCCATTTTCTGAAATTTTCTGTACTTGAGGATGAGTGTAAATTCTTCCATCATTATCCGTAGTTCTACTATCGGCAACTATGAAGCAGCGGTCTTTATGCTCTAAGCCAATTATTGTTGTCATGTCCCCCGCCTAGTTATCCTCTGGTTACTACTCTTCCGCCTGCTCTTCCACCTGCTGTTAAACTGGAAAGAATTGTTTGAATGTCTGGTTCCTCTTGTGGGGGTAAAGATATTGGTTCTTCTTGAGGAGAGCCTCCTACTGGGGCACCAGAGGGAGCAGGGGACGTTTGCTCAACCATTGGATTAGAGGCACCAGCAGGAGGGACTTGTTGTTGCGGTGCAAAGGTAGCCTCAATAGCATCTTCTAATGCTTGTCCCTTTTGGCGAGCCTTGATTACCGCAGCAATCTTTCTAACGACTTCAGATGCGTCCTGTCCCTGTGTAGCCATCTGTGGAATTGCTTGTGTGTATGCAGTTAGTGAGCCCAGTAGCGCAGTACGCATATCTTCAATTTCAATTTTTTCAAGTTCCTGTGTTACGTTAACAGTAAATGGCAACTCACGCATAGCCATATCTTTGGAGATTAACTTACCACCAAGTGCTTGTAACATAAAAATAAGACCTTGGGCTGGGTTAAGACCAGCAAGCATTCCGTAACGGACATCGGCTGAATAATCACCCTTGATGTCTTTACTTGGTTTATAGGTAATTTCATATGGTGAACCAGAATCAACACCACGAATTGTTTTTTCTTCTGGATAGATTAATTCATCAATTTCAAAACACACACTAATTACATCACGAAGTGCTGCTGCAAAGATTGCTTGGGCTGATTTGACTTGAGTATCAAATGCTCCCATAAGAGCCTGTACACCTTGACCAGTGACGATAGATGCGTCAATGTTACCAGTACGTGATTCTGGATAACGAGCACCGACTCTAAGTTCTTGGTTAAGTAATGTTTGTTCTGTAAATGCACCTTGTGGTAGCGTAAGTTCTACACGTCGAACACCCGCTGGGTTGGCAGTACGGATAACCGCATCGCCACCCAACTGGAGTTCTTGTACATCTTGTGGAAGTACAATTGGTGCCTGTACTGATTTCTCCGCTGCTTCCATTGCCAATAAGGCGAAACGGTTGCGGAGTAATTGAATTCCAAGTACATCATCAAACTGTCCACGTAGGTCACCATCGATAGATGGTTTACGTGCTACAACTATCATCATCTTACCAAGAGGATTCTTGGCTTGTGATAAAATTAAATTATCTTTTGCTGGAACATATACAACTGATTGGTCTTTATCGTAGTAACGAATAATTTCTACTTGACCATTTAGGTCTTGCTTATATCCCATCCCACCAAGCAGTATGTTGTCATACTCTGGGAATTGTGCTACTAACTCACCAAGTGTCATTGTGTAGCGTTTTGCAAATGCAACGCATCGTCCATAACGGTCAAACTCTGGGTAAGCACCAATAGGATTTTCTACACGGATGCGAGGAAGTTTATCTTCGTCGTCTAATTCTATAATAAACGGAACAAAGCCGTAGGTTATATACCAGTCTGCTCCTGAGTACATTTGGACCGAGAGGTCAGAGTGTGAAAAATAATTGCTAGCAATACGAGTACGCTTATCGGCAAAAGAACGAGCACGGTCATTGACCTGATTAGCGGCTGAGCAGTTAACCGCTGGAAGAGGCGCCATAACCTCAGAAAGGTCCCTGGCAACGATATCAATAAAATTTGCAACGACATTAGCATCTACACCATCTGGAAAAAAGTCTGGATAGACTTCAGCAATTTTTCCTTTACGAACAGCAAGTACGTCAAGATTACGAGCATCTCTCTCACTGTTACGATAACGCAGGGATTGAACCCGTGCTGATATCTGTTCAATTGTTAATGCCATCTATATCCTAACTATAAGTTTCTTGCCATTGCTCTGCAAAGGCTTCGTCTAAATTAAGTGAACCACGTCCAGCCATCTGTGCTCTGGTAGCCCATCTGTTTGTCTGGTACTGCCCAACTCTACTTGATGTCTGCATAAGTTCTCTACAACGAATAACGGCAAACCATAAGGCCATTACACAGTCGGTAGGGTTCTTAGTATCAGGCTTCCAAATGATAAGTTGCTGTACTAAAGACTTAAGGCCTTCAGAGCCTTCATTGCTTGGTAATTCAAGTATATTATTATCTTGAAATCTACCATCCTTGGCTGAACCAAAAAGGCTTGCCATAGATGCTACACCAAATCCAACATCCCATTTGTTCTTACCAGTAAAGTGTGAGTTAAGTTGACATCCATAGGATGCTAAATAATCACGCAACTCTGTATCCATAGCATAGTACTTCTGGTGGGCGTTGATTTCTACTCTAAATTCTTGTGGCTTAAATCTTTCTACCCACTCTTTAATTAGAGCGTTTTCTTTCTGTGGGGAAGGGTCAACCATGTTGACGCAATCCAAAACGTAAATTTTTCCATCTGCACGGTTATAAGATACTGCTACGAAAGCAGAGCGTCCCGTTACCGCAGGGTCGAAGCCAATAATGGTATAGGTTGAATCTACGTTCTTGGGGTGGCCTGCCGTGTCTTTTCTAAGCGGTCCACGCTTTCGCATACCGTTAACACATCCAGCGACAATTGTTGGCGAGAAGATAGAGTCGGACTGGACGTCTTCTTGCTGGTAGACCATAGCCCAGACTGACGGAGCCACTTCAGACCGCCTTGTAAAAAGCGAAGGTCCATCCCATTTGGGATATAGTCCTTGCTCATTAGGTTCGTCCTGTTCTCCCTCTGCCCTGTCTGTCCAAGGCCAAAGAGTTTTCCAATTTTTTGGGTTCTCATCAAATTCTAATACTGATGGCATAGCCATGTATGTAAATGGAGATTTCCCACCTGTCCACTGGTCGGGGTCTCTAATCATCTTATATAAATCTATAGGTGCGACACGGGTTCCTACTATAAGCAGTTTTCCATGTCGCCCTAGGCGGGTGATGACTTCTTTTTGAAGCCATTCAATTTGCTTCTCCCACTCATGGGCATTTGCATTCATCACCACATCGTCAAGGATAATCAAGTCAGCACGAGCACCGTAAATCTGTGACCCGAATCCTAATGCTTGAACAGTTGGGTCTTTCTCACCTGAGTCACGTCCTGCGCCCAAGTAAATCATGTCGGCAGACCAGGTTGGTGAATCTGCCTTATAGCCACCATTAGGTCCGAAGGACACCTGCATTTTGGTCCAGTTAGGATGGCTTAATCTTGTCTTTATCGCAGATAGGAACTTACGTGCCATACCTTGCGTCTTTGATACAATAATGATTCTAACGTTAGGGTCTACTGCTAAACGGTAGGTAACGTAGTTGATGGTAAGTACAGTTGACTTAGCATGCTCTGGTGGAACGTTAATAAGAATACGATTGGTTGCTGCTTGCTCATAGGTCATGCTAGGGTGGATGAACCTTGGCTCTTTACCCTCGACCAAATCAATCCAAGACTTGTGATGGTCAAACAACTTAGTCTCTAGGAATTGCTCTGAGAAATCCTCGAAAGAGATATCCTTTAGGTTGGCTAGGTCCGCTTTGATACCTTTGCCTGAAAGGCGTGCTTTGTCCGCTTTGTCCTTAAAGTCAGGGTCTGCCATAGACCATTGACGGAAGGTAACATCGTTCCTGCCTACAGCCTTCATAGCATCTACTACGGTAGCCCCCTGGGCTAACAGTTCTAGTACCTGCAGTTGGGCAGCATCTTTAGGGATGTTTTGTACCCCTGGCTTACGACCCACAGTTGCCCCCAATAACGCTGATTTAACGGTCCCTGTAAACGGGCAGACTATCCCCAATATAATTATAAATTATAAATTCTATATAGGAGGAGCGGAGTCTTAAACGGAGCGACTCCGTATATTATATATATACTATAGATAACCTGTTCAAAGTACTAAAAACGAACAGATAGGTTATAATTACGCTCATTCTGAGCGTATAATATATATATCCCCCCTATATAATATAACAGTAATTTTTTATGGGAGTATATATATGTATATTGACGCAGATTAAATAACCCTAGGGTCAAATCAAACCCTCAACCTTTACTAAAGAGTTAGAGTTTCTTAACTCTCAACCTAATGTAGAGAATTAGACTATCCAATATAAAGATTTTCTACGGGGGCATAATAAATAATTATCCACAGGCTGTGGACAGACTACAACGAGGTCGGGCGTGTCGCCCAACACAAACTATCGAACAAATGTTCGTGTCCGATTTGTCCTATCTGTCCTAGTTAATTTAATTCATCTTCCGTTCACCTTCTGTTAACCTTCTGTTAACCTTCATCATATATGCTTCATTTTGTAAGGAAAAAGCGTCTGAAATTCAGACACTTAAAAAAAGAAAGAAGGAAAAGAAAATGGCAAAAGTATATTTGGATGCATACACACCAAATGGTGATTTGATTGCAAAATGCGTGGCAGATGATTACGGGTCAGCATTACTGATGAGCCTTCATGGAGAGGGCTCAACCATCCGAAGCGGTAAGAAAATCCTATGGTTAGAAGGCGCAGATGGCGAAGCATGCGAATCTTACGATTCGACAATGCTAAAGGTTTTCGATAGACTAGAGAATAGATAGTAGATTTACCGCCTAACCCGATTTCGGGGGTTTACGGGTTCGAATCCCGATTAGGCACTAGTGTCTGAAATTCAGACACTTATCCGAGAAAAGGAAAAGCACCAAATGACTACAAAAGAAAACGCAGTAAAGGCACCAAAAGAAAAGACAGTAGTTTTAGATTCTCAGATAGTTAAAAACTATCGGGAACTAGTAAAGAATTCCCTAGAAAGTCACTGGGGATTTATCACCACTACTTATGGAAAGATGGTAGATGGCTCCGCTTCTGTCCGAATTGTTAAGGCTTCTATAAATGAAGCAAGCAAGGACGGAAAAGATTCCATCATCAAGGCAAGCCAAGTGGAAGGGTTTGGAATTGCCCTAAAGGTCAAAACACTTTCGGGGGCAGACAAGCAGACTATCTCCAACATCCTCAAGGTGTCCATGCGTGCCAAGCGTTTGGATGGTGTTGATTCGGTAGATTCTCTACTGGATGGTATCAAGACATGGGATGGATTTATCGCTAGGCTTGAGGATGCCGAGGACGCTAAAGCAGAAGCCACCGAGAAGGCAGAAGCAGAAGCAGAAGCCACCGAGAAGCCACTCGATTTGGCGGGCATCACTTGGGAAGCACTTGCCGAAATTGTAATCCGAAAGGCAAGCCTAGAAAAAAACATGGCGGACGCTTCATGCGATACAAAACTGGCAGGACAAGCCACCGCAGTTTTTCACCAACTAGTAAAGAATTCCAAGGTAAAGGCTAACGCTTAAACCCTAGAAAATAAAAGCCTCACCCTTTCGGGGGTGGGGTTTTTTTATTGCCCAAAATCCGACACGCCCGACCTCGGGGGGAAAAACCAAAACAAACCAACACAAACCCCTTGCCCAACACAAACTATTAGAGGCGTGCTAGTGATTAGGTCGAAGCCACGAATCAAACCAGCCACAGAAATTTTTTCAACACAAACTCATGAGGCGAGGCGGGGAAACAACTCATGCGAAAATGTGAGGGTCTAAGAGTGGCTGTCTGAAAATCAGACGCCCCTAAAAGTGAATTTGACAATGAGCCTGAGGTATGTTATACTGAAGCCACTTAAGAAAAACTTGTCTTAAGTTAGTGTCTGAAAATCAGACAGTTAGGATAAACAAATGCTAGACCAAAATATGGAAAATGCGTTAGTCCAACTAGCGCAAAAGATAGACGCTAGTCATGAAGTAGAGCGTAATAAGTTAGAGCAAGCAAACCGCAATAAAGTTAATCCTGAGTACCTTCGGGTAATGGGGTTAGCATTATGAGCCCTGACGATATTGCCCTAGACTTTATGACCGAAAGTGAAATAGCCGAGATTATAGCAACTGAGGATATTTTTCAAGTAGACCTGTCCAATATTGATGATTTACTTGAGGATGTTGCTTCGGACTCGGACTACGAATAGCAACTGGACAGCCCACGCTGGTGCGTGTTATTATGGGTTCAATTCCCATAGTGGGCACGAGTGAGGCTCTGCGTTCCATGCTACTTGTAGCGAGTGTCCCCTGAGCCTCACTTCCATAAGTGTCTGAAAATCAGACACTCTTAACGAAAGGCAATCATGTATATCGAGATAACAGATACGATAGCAATTATAATTGCGCTAACTACTAGCACCACGCTGGTAATTACTACCGCAATTAGAAATGCTAAACTTACTCGTGCTTTGCGTGAGTTAAGTGTCCAAAAGTAATGTAGATTATGCCAATGAGATTATCCTGACACTTACTAGGGATGAACTAGAAACT